CAACTTTAATAACAGGCGATAAAAGTATTTCAGGTGATTTGGAACAAGCCAAGATTGTATCCAAAAAGAAACCCTGGAGAGACTTAGATCTTTCTTTAAAGATCCATCCTATACGAAAGGATATTATACCATTAAAGGACGATGCAGCAATTAAGAATGCTGTAAAAAATTTATTAGTAAGTAACTTCTTTGAACGTCCTTTTCAACCAACATTAGGCGCTAATCTCAGAGGTTTATTATTTGAACCTGCTGATGCAATTACTAAATTAGACCTTCAACAAGGAGTTCGAAGAGTATTAAATACTCATGAACCAAGGATTAAGGTTTTAAATGTTAAAGTTTTTGACGAATCAGATAATAATTCATATAGAATCACAGTAAAATTTTTAATAAAAGAATATGATACAGCAGAAAGTGTTGAAATTGTATTAAGAAGGTTAAGATAACATGGCAACAAATTTAAATGTAACAGAACTAGATTTTGCAGATATAAAAAATAATCTCAAAAACTTTTTAAAGCAACAAACAGAATTTAATGATTATGATTTTGATGGATCAGGATTAAATGTTTTATTAGATGTATTGGCTTATAATACTCATTATAATGCATTAAATGCTCATTACTCATTGAATGAATCATTTTTGGATTCAGCTCAGATACGTGGTAATGTTGTTACAAGAGCAAAACTCTTAGGTTATACACCTCGATCTGTTTTATCTCCAAGAGCAAAGGTTGATATTGTTGTAAATATTGCAGGTGAAGTAGGTACAATCCCTACAGTATTAGAACTTACAAGAGGAACTAAACTTAATACCGTTGTAAGTGGAGAGGAATTTCAATACGTTGTATTAGAAACTCAACAAGCAACATTAGTTGGTACAACATATACATTTAGTGATGTATCAATCACAGAAGGATCATCAAGAGAATTAAAATACAGAGTTGATAATGATATCGAAAATCAGAAATTTCAACTCTCAGACTATGACGCAGATACAAGTACGTTACGCGTACGAGTACAATCAAACGAAGAATCAAGTTCATTTGACATTTATACTAAATTCGAATCATTAATTAATATTAATTCAACATCAAAGGTTTATTTTTTACAAGAAAATCCAAGTGGATACTATGAAGTATTTTTTGGTGATGGGGTAACAGGATTTAAACCATCTAATAATAATATTGTTACAATTGATTATGTAACGACAAAAGGCGAAGAATCAAATGGCGCAAATAGTTTCTCAATGGTAGATTCTATTGGCGGATTTAGTAATATTACAGTCACATTAGATACTGCAGCAAGTGGTGGTGTTGAAGCAGAAACAATGGAGTCAATAAGATTTAATGCTCCTCTTACTTTTATATCACAAAACAGAGCTGTGACAGCTGATGATTATGCAGCGATTATTAAAAAGGAATTTAGTAACATTGATTCAATATCAACATGGGGCGGAGAAGATAACGATCCACCTGATTATGGTAAAGTTTATATTGCGATTAAACCTTTACTTGCAGATCAATTAACAACAGCAGAAAAAACAGATATTACTGGTGTTATATTAAAAGGAAAGAATGTTGTTTCCATTACACCAGAAATTGTAAATACTAATTTTACATATTTAGAAATTGATTGTAATTTTAAATATAATCCAAATTTAACAGATAGAAGCTCTGTTGAATTACAATCAGTGGTAAGAGATACAATTACAGATTATAACTTTAATAATTTAAATAAATTTGATGGTGTGTTTAGGCATTCACAATTAACAAGAGCAATAGATAACTCTGACCCATCAATATTAAATACAATTGTACGACCAAGAATGTTTCAAAATATTACTCCAAGTAATGTTTCAACAACACCAAATGATTTTAATTTAAGTTTTGTTGCTCCATTTTATCAGAGTGGTAATTCAACAGCATTTATATTAACATCATCAGCATTTAAAATAAATAATGTCGATCATTTCTTTGGTGATGTACCGATTACAGGTTCAACCAATAGAAAAGTTATTGTATATAAGGTAGTAAATAACGAAAATATTACAGTGATTAATGATGCAGGTTTAATTGATGTAATAAAAGGAAAGATTTCTCTTAATAAATTTTTACCTGATACTACAGCAGCAATTAAAATAACTGTATTACCTAACTCATTAGACTTAGCTCCAAAGAGAGATCAGCTTATATCGATCGATAATAACGAAGTTGTGATCACTCCTGAGATTGATACAATCGCAGTTGGTGGATCAGCTGGTTCAATATCATATAATACAACATCAAGATTTAAATAATGGCTCATAAAACTACACTTACTCCAGGTGCTATTCAGCAAGAACATGGTAGTTTGCATGAGACAAAAGAAAATATTCGTATTGATCAACTGATACCGTCAGAAATATTAGAAGATAAAGCTCAGTTAACTAAATTTTTAGAAGCTTATTATACCTTTCAAAATATGGACGAGTTTATTTTTCAAGAGACTCTTACATTTAGTGAAGTTGTATTAAATGGTCAAGCTCAGTTTAGAATAGTTGATGTTAATAATGAAAACAATAAATTTTTTACTGATGAAACGGGTGCAGACTCTACATTAGTATTGACAAGTCCAAGTGGCGTAAATGTTACAATTACTTTAACAGATGTCAATGTAGCAATTACAAATGGTAATGAACTTCCAGGAAGTCTTGCAACATCAACATCAGAAATTGGTAAGACATTTACAGTTAATGGTTTAACAGCTTATAATAACTATACAGCAAAATTAACTACGATTCAAAAGAACTGGGTTGGTCCAGGACCTTCTTATGTCATGAATACCATTGAACAAGCAATGGACATCGATCGTAACGAAACAAATTATTTAGAACTCATACAAAAAGAAATTGCAGCAACTATTCCAAGAGGAGTAACAGTTGACAAAAGAAACTTATATAAACAAATTATAGATTTTTATAAGTTGCGTGGTTCATCAGATTCAATTGAGATATTTTTTAGAATACTCTTTAATGACGATGTTGAAGTTAAATTCCCATATGATTCTGTATTAATACCATCAAGTGGTGATTGGGAAGTCGATCCCGATCTTACAAAAGGTGGTATTTATTTAGATAAGAAAGGATTTTTATCTGACAGTATTGTATTACAAGATAGTTTAAAATATCAAAAATTTGCTTACCTTATTAGAACAGGTAAAAATTTATCTGATTGGGAATTCTCTTTTGATCGATTAGTACATCCAGCTGGGTTTATTTATTTCTCTGAAATATTAATTTTCTTACAATTAACTGGTGCAGTACTTACAGATGCTTTAACGTTAAGTCGTATGCCAGGTGAGCAACCAGGTATTATAGGACCTGAAGATATACCAGTTCTTGTTGAAATGTTTGTATCACAGTTCTTACCTACAACAACAGCAAAAATACATCGTACTGGTACATTATCTCTTGCGTTAAAAACAGGAGTGATTAATAGTACAACCGTAACATCAGGAGGGAGTGGTTATACCAGCGTTCCAACAATTACTTCAAGTGATAGTGGAACGCCAAGTGGATTTACAACCGCCACATTAACTGCTGTCTTGACAAATGGTTCGGTATCTTCTATTACAGTAGGGAGTGGTGGAAAGGATTATAATGTACCTGCATTAAGTATCGCAGCTCCATCAGCAATTACATTTGATGGAAGCGAAGAAGATACATTAGGTTCAGGCACCGTTCATATCGTAGATAATACAATAAGACTTACAACTGCTCAACAAGCATCATTACCTGTTGGGTCACGTGTAACTTATAATTCAGGCGGTGGAACATCAATTGGTGGTCTTATCAGTGGTAATCAATATTATATTGTATCATCAACAGGCGATAAAATAAAACTTTCAGACACATCAGGCGGTACTGAAAAGGATATTACAGGTCTTGGATCAGGAACATCACATACATTTACAGGTGAAACAGCCACAGCAACAGCAACAAAATTAGATGGTGCTCTTGACAGTGTTACAATTGTAGAACCTGGATTTGGATATTCATCAGCTCCAGCAATAACATTTAGTGGAATTGATATATCTGGCGAAACAGGTGTAGCGCCTACAGTGACAATAGGAATTGACTCAAAAGGTCGCCTTGATCAAGATGATATTACAATAAACACTGAAGGATCAAATTTTTCTAATCTCTTTGCATCGGTTGCAGCAAATACAAATGCTGGTAAAATTGCCGAGGTTGAGTTTATAGGAACAGCAAATAAAAATTATACAACAGCACCTACAATTGTATTTCCAGACCCACAATCAAAAGATGCTTTAGGAAATCTTCTCTCTTCAAATGTAACAGCAACAGCTGAATTTACATTAAACTTAGATGGAGAAATTAATGGTGTTAATATTTCAGAAGCTGGTAATGGTTATATTATTGACCCAATTGTAAAATTAGGAAGTGCAGCTAATAATGAAGTTCGAGTGGCCGATCAAAAAGAAATACTTGACCTTTCATTAAATCATAATGATGTTGATACACTAATTACTGAAGTAAAAGTAAATCCAAGACAAACAACTGGTTCAATTATGACTTCAACTGAAGCAGCTGATAAATTCTTACCAGAACACAGAGTTAAAGTTGTAAATACAAATTTTAGAACCATTATAAATAATGGATATACACAGAGGAAAGGTACAGAGAATTTCTTTACATCTCCAAGACTTTATAACACTAACCAAACAATTGCGTTTTTAGGAGCAAATACCATTGAAACTATCAACTCAAGTGATATAAATAAATATAACACAAGTACTTTTGTACACATAGAATAAGCAGGAAAGCAGCATGGCAGCAATTATAACATCAAATTTTAGAACAACTAATGCAAAAAAGTTAAAGCAACAGGTAAGTAGCTCAAGTGTTTATGTAGGGATAGGTAAATCAGACGTATGGTCTTTGACAACATCCGATACTACAGACACAACACCGTTTACTCCAGCAGATACTCTTGATCAATTAGGAGAAGCAAGATCTAATCTTATTGGATTAAAAAAAATACTTGGAACAGAGCTTGCTCATGTAATACCAAGACATACTTGGACATCTGGTAGCTCTTATTATGCTTGGGATTCAAATGATGCAAGTATTTTTGATAAAGCTTTTTATATCATTACATCTGAATTTAAGGTATATAAATGTATTAAAGCTGGCGGTGGAGCTTCAAGTATTCAGCCTACACAAACATTAACAGATCCTACTGCAGAATCTGATGGATATACATGGAAATATATGTTTACAACAGGTGTTGAAGACGCTGAAAAATTCTTAACAAATAGTTATATGCCAGTCAAAACTATTTCACTGAGTTCAGAAGCTATTGTTTCAGTTACAACTTCATCAAGTACAAGTGTAACACTTACAGAAACTGTAGATGAAATTAAAATTGGTATGACAGTATCCGGAGCAAACGTAAGTGGTACACCAACAGTTTCAGCAATTAAAGGTTCAGTACTTACTCTTTCAACAGCACAAACATTAACAGCTGCAGATGTACTTACGTTTGCTTATGCTGCAGATGCAGATGCAGAGGCTCAATTGGCCGAAGCTGATTATGCTCAATACTTAAATCAAAAAGCATCAAGAGATTCATCAACGGCTGCAGGTATCGAAAGAGCTGTAGTAACAGCAGGTGGTACAGGCTATACATCTGCACCAACAGTTACTATTACAGGAGACGGATCTGGTGCAACAGCAACAGCAACTGTTTCAGCTGGAGCAGTTACAGCAGTTACAATAACTAATAAAGGAACAAATTATAGAGTTGTTGATATTACTTTCTCAGGTGGAGGCGGTTCAGACGCAGCAGCAAGAGCAGTTCTTTCTCCTAAAGCAGGACATGGAGTTGACCCAGTATCAGAACTTGGTGGATTCTTTGTATCACTTAATACAAAATTAGATGGTAACGATGGTGGTGATTTAACAGTAGGAAATGATTTTAGACAAATCACACTTTTCAGTGAACCAAGAGTTTACAATGCTACTCCATTGGCTGGAGTCATCGCATCTGCAGATACACTTAAAGGAACAAGTTATTTAGATATTGCTTCAGGTAGTACTGATAACGCAACTGATTTTACAGTTGATGAATTAATTGTAGGTCAGACATCAGGTGCTCAAGCATATGTTGTGGAAAAAGATACCGTGAATAACTATTTAAGATATCATCAAAATGATAAAACAGGCTATACAGCATTCTCAAATGGAGAAGATGTAGTAGGTCAAACAAGTACTTCTACTGCAACTCTTGAATCTTCAAACGCAGTTGGAGCTCCAGAAGTAGATCGTATGAGTGGAGAAATTTTATTCTTAGAAAATAGAAATCCAATTAGCAGAACAACAACACAGATTGAAGATATAAAAGTAATTATAGAATTCTAATATAAATAATATTAGGAAGAGAGATTTATGGCAACAACAATAGTAAAACAACCAACAGGATATATATTAGACGATTTTGATGAAACAAAGAATTTTCATCGAATTCTTTTTAGGCCTGGATATGCTGTTCAAGCAAGAGAGCTTACTCAATTACAAACAGCCCTTCAAGCACAAATTGATCGTTATGGTCAATATGCATTTAAAGATGGTTCAAGAGTTGTAAATGGTAAAGTTACAGTTAATGTAGAATATGATTTTATCAAAATAGAATCATCATTTACTCATTCAACTGCAGGTGCTCTAAACGCAGATAACTATTTAAATGACTTTGTTGGTACTACAATAACAGGAGCAACAGGTGGAGTAACTGCTGTTGTTCAACAAGTTATAGCAAGTGCTGGTAGCGATCCAGCTACTCTTTATATTAAATATACAAATTCCGGAACAGATAACGAAACATCTACCTTTGCTGCTGGAGAAGAACTTAGCTCGAATGGAAGTCCTATAAGATATGCAATGGTTGGTGGTGGTACTAATATTGATGGTTCGAACACAGCATCTTCAATAACAACTCCAACGGGATTAGGTTCATCAGTTAATATAGAAGAAGGTGTATACTTTATTTCAGGTACATTTGTATATGTTCCTGGAGGTTCTCTTATACTTGACAAATATACAAATACTCCAAACTTTATTATTGGTTTAAAAGTTACAGAAGATACAGTTGATTCTGCAGCAGATTCAAGTTTATTAGATAACGCACAGGGTGTTCCAAATACTGCAGCGCCTGGTGCTACTCGATATCGAATTTCAACTGAATTAGTTAAAGAACCATTAGATTTAGCATCAAGAACAACTGAAGATTATATTAC